GTCGGCGCTAAGCCTTGGGTAAGGCCGCGGCCGAGCGCCATCGAGTTTGCGCCGCTGAAATCCCGACCCGCCGCCGCAAACGTCCCGTTGGTGTTATTCGTAATGTCGGACGTTGCCGTGTTGATGGCGTCGCGGAATCCCGGCGTGTCATAGGGATTATAGTTCGTGTTCGACGCGAGCGGGTTGGTTTGGTCAACGTAGCGCTGATAGTTGGCGTTGACGTTGCCGGCCTGATCGGTCGCGCCGCCGCCGCTCAATAGCGTCTTGGCATAGTCAGCGATCGGCTGGCCATATTGCGAAGTGAAGTTATTTCCGTTGGCTGTCAGCGTGTCCAGCGCGCCGCTTTCGCCGCCGGTAACACCCGTCTTGCTGAGGTTTCCGGTTAACTGGCTGAGGATGCCCTGCAGGGCAGGCTGCGCTTCAGCCCACGGGGCCGTCGTGCTGCTCTGCGTCTGGCTGGTTTTGCTCTCACCGCCCATTATTTGGCCTCCTTGAACGCGGCTTTGAGTTCTTCGGCAGTAACAATTACGGGTCCGAACCGGACTTCCTTGCCGTCCATCATGAATACCTGAACCTTCCCGCCATCTTCGTACCGCATCGTAATGCCCTGCAGGCCCTGCTCTCGGAGCGTATGAATGCTCATAGCGCCTTCTCCAAAATGACATGCTCGACGTGATATCCGTTAAGCACGCGCTGCCAGCCGGGCCTGCCATAGATCCGCATTTTGCAGCCTTCGTCCTTTGCGTATTTCTCAATTCGCTCGAACAGGGGAAGCCAACGTTCCATCTGATGACCGCTGCATGCCGTCAGCGTGCACACGTTACGCGATAGGTGCGTTGTTGCTGCGGCTTCGACGTGATCGCTGATCGCCAGCCAGAGCAACTGGTCGCCCGAAAGGACATCCGTCTCAACATCGGCGAATTCGCTCAGCTTCGTTCGCTCGATCGCGGAGCGGATCAAATCGCGTGCCAGCGGCCATACCTTTTGAACGTCGGCGGGGTTAACGCAAACAAGGTCACACGACATAATTAACCGATCCGCCGAGCGCGACGCCGCCACCTGTCGGCATGTCGGCCGTGGTTACGTTGGCGACTGCAACGCCTGACCCGGAGGCCAGCACCTGGATTGACGATGAGTTTCCAATCAGCGCCGAGCTGAACGCAGCGTACCCCGCCTTGGTAATTCCGCTGTAGAGAACGGGCGCATAGGCGCGATAGCTTGCATCTGTCGTAACCGGCGTGAACGGCAAGCCTGTGATTAGCAGGTTTCCCGAGGCCGTCGTATGCGTAAAGGTCGAGGTCACCATGGCGAAGCTGATGGAGACGAGGCGGCCGATCTTGGTATAGTAAGCGCTCCGCAGCGAGTAGGCGACGGTGAGGTCTCCGGGCGTTGCGAAGGTGATAGCCGGCGTCCAAGTGCCTTCCTCGTAATCGTCCAGCGTATTGGGGTCGGTGGACCCATCAGGCGATGCAGGAAACGAGAAATTCCCCTTCGTCAGGTAGGCGCCGATCGCCTGAAGCGACAGGATTATCTTTTTGAGATCCCGCTCCTCAGTCCCCGGAACATAGATGGTCGCCGTCATGATTGGCCATCGGGCTTGATGGCCGGGATAACCCCAGCCGCGAATGACCAGATCGTTGATGCCGGGATGCGAACCTTCATCCGAGAAAATTTCGTGGACCTGCGAAGATCGCAATTGCCGGTTCTGGCATTCCGCGCGATTTCAGGAAGCGATGTCGTCGCGTCGGATATCAGGTTCCGATATGAGAGCGAGCCGTAGACCGTGGGCGCATCCGTAACGGGGCGGAAGCCGCTCACAAAAACCTGCTCTCCATCCGCACCCTGCTCCGATGTCTCAAGCGTTGCCTCCAGGGCCGCGCCGGAGAAAAACCCCATCTTGTGGGCACTGGAAAACTGCGCGATCAACGGCTGAGTAGAGACCGCAAACGAGTCCAGCGAGGCCGCAAGCGCATCGATCGATGCCGAAAGTATGTCCAGATTTTCCAGCGTAATGCCGGGCTGGGACATGCCAAGCAGGTACTCTCCAACCATCGAGACTGGAAAGAACCTATCGAGCGCGTAATCGTATCCCATGATCTTATCGTAAAGTCCGGTCGTTCCTGCCGTGGACTTGTAGGCCCAGAATGCTCGCGTCGATCGCGGATCGGACGCACCGATAAACATCCGCAACTCGGTCTTGTCGAGTTCGTCAAAGAATGTCCGGTCAACCTTTTCACGGCCGATCTGCTCAGGAAGCCCGCCGGGCGCAATCTTGTAAAAACCCTGCGCCGAATGGAAGAAGATCAGGCTTCCCGCGCGAACAATGCTGTAGGGCGCGAACAATCCCAGATCCTGTGCGATACGCTCAATTTGAAAGATCAGCGGTGAGCCCGGGATATAGGACATTCTCCGGATGGCCTGATCCTGAAACACCGTTCCGAATTCACCACCGGCAACCCCACGGACAATGCCGCCGTCCGGGAAATCCTGAAAGTCAGAACTGTTGGTTCCGCTGGTCCAAGTCGTCGTTGCGTTGAGTCCGGACCAATGGATTCGGAACGGGAAATCCAGCAAACCCGACAGCACGAGGAAACGGCCCACCACGCTGATATAAGCGGCCGGCGGCGGCGAGCCCGCGCAATCGGCAAACGATGACGACGAAGCCAGGTTGTAGACCTGAAGCGGAGCATTCTTCTGCGTCGCAAAGACGAGGTTGCCGAACTGGGCGAACTGCCATTGCGCGTCGCTCGACAAGGACGGGTAGACCGAGGTTACTGAATGCGTTCCAGTTCCTGTTGTCGCCGTATTAATGGCGGCCCCACCGGGCGTTGCCGAGCCGGTGAAGTGGTCCGCGTCGGTTACCGTTTTGACGTAATATTTCGTGCCCGCGGTGTATGCGGCAGGCAGCGCGCCTCCGGTGTTATAGGGAATGAAGGGGTCATTGGCCGCCAGGCCGTGAGCGGTGACGTTCCAAACACCGGGGCTTGCCGCTGTGATAGTTGCCGTCTTGACCTTGGAAACCGGCGTCCACGAATAGTCCGTGTTGCTTGCGAGCCAAAGCCTGTCGGCCGTGCCGGCGAAGACCGCAACCGAGCCGTCCGACTTAAGGGCGTAGAAGCCGCCGCGGCAAGTTGCAATCAGCGCCTGAGAGAGAATCGCAAAGTCAGGGAACGGGCCGTAACCATCCCCCCTCGGGATGACGTTGCGCACGTTCTTGGTTGCCGAGCCCTCAAAGTCCGAAACATCGGGCTTGAACTCCCCCCAAGCCAGCAATGGCATTATGGAGTCCGCCCCATCACGCGAACCGACATTCCCTGCCGTTCGTTGAAATCGAGCGACTGGATTTCCTTGAAGATCTGATCGCAGCGGGCAAGCCAGGTTCCGGCGATGTCAAATCCCTTGTTGAAAGCCGCGGCCTGCGCGAGCGAGCCCGCCAGATAGGCATCAACATGGTTGGTGAACAACCAGTTGAGCAAGCCCGAGACGGCCGGCGTTTTCTGGAAATAGGAAAACGTCAGGTCGGAATCGTCAGAAGGAGCGACCTTGAGATTAGCGCCTTCAATCGTGAATACCGTTGGCGTTCCGCTACCGGAATCCAGATATGAGGCATAAAGAGCCGGTGCCACATACTCCAGCCCCTGAATTGGCGAGCCGGTCCACGTCACGCGCTGGAAGCCGAGATAGTCGGTCGGAAGTGCCGCAACGCCGCTGGCTGGCGTTAGCGTCGTGGTCGTAGCCTGCGGCCGCACCTTCAATCGGCGTGCCGCATCGCATTCGAACAGCGTGATGTAGTCCGGAATAAAGGCCGTGAGATCATCCCGCGACAGCCAGTCGGCGATGGCTGACTTAAGCAGATCGTAGGTGGTGATCGCCATTTACCGCCATCCCGTGACGAGCGCCGGACGGTCGGTGCGCAAATACGCCCATTCCGGGTCTTGAAGCTTCTTCTGCACGATCATGTCGAATTCAGGGGAGAACATGCGCAACGAGGTGTTGCCCCTCGCATGCTCTTCGTCCAGCCACTTCACGTAGATCACGTTGGGGATGGAGGCGACATGCCGGCCCCAGTCCGAACGCTGTTCC